ATGCACTTTTAAAATCAACTAATACACCGTCTACTCTAGCATCTTGGTGTCCTGTTATACCATTAACAACTAATTCTTTCTGTGTTTCAGTTACATTATGTCCTGATAGTTTTGATAATACAATTAGCAACTCTTCAGATATATGTCCATATAAAAACTTTATTCTTGTAGGACCATCAAAATCTTCTCCTTCAATTCCCTTATAACTATACCAAATTTGTCTTAAAGGCTTTCCTATTTGGGATAATCTTAATGCTTGTTTACTTTTCTTTTCTTCATACAAAGAATTATATATCTGCTCTGCGATATTTTTTCCTGCTATATCGCATAGTTCTTTTGCTTTTTTCTTGCTTACCTTTACACCGTTGTCGGTTGTAAATAACTCATATATATCTTTTACAAGAGAAGAAATATTTTTCATGAAACGTATGTGGGGACTAACAACTGTGTCAGCCCCCACATCCTCCTTTCTATTTATACAGCAGCAAAAGAAATTTCGTTATCGTTATCCTTAGTATAACCTTCTTCAACATCAAATTCTGAAGAAGAACCTGATGGATTATATTCGATTAAATCAAGAACCTGGACAGAATTTAAACCTGCCGATACTCCTGACTTGTTTCCAAATGACCATTCAAATGGCCTATAGGAAACATTAACCTTGGAACCATTTCCTACAAAGACATCTACAATAGGATTAAGTTTTGAATCAACAACCTTGGGTGGAGTATTCAAACCACCATCCTTACGCTTTACTTTCATCTTAGCGGTAATAAAATCACCTCGTTCATCACCCTTATTCTTAACTTCAAGGCCATCTTGAGAAGCGATGTTTGCATTGTCTTCATCAAGGTTACATACATCAATAGTGTAAACACCATCCGAATCAAAAGTTGTATTAGGGATAGTGATAGATGCCCAATAGGCAGTTCCAGAAATAACACTCATACTCTTTTCTCCTTTCGAGATTGTTACGATAATGTAGTTATACAGATAGTTTTAGTCTTTGTCAACTATTTTTTTCAAGGTAGCAGATTCCATAGGAATATGGAAAAATGGTTCCTTGAGGTGTGGTTCTCCTATACGTCTAGAATTTTTAATGGTATCTACTTTAGATTCCTTAACAATCTTAGCAGGGATAAACCAACCTTGTTTACAATTATAGTTTAGAACTACAAATGTAAATTCTGTTGCGGGATATTCTTTTTCCCACTTATCAATTAATCTAATCTTTCTTTGAGGTATTCTTATTTCAGTCCAAGTAGGATTCCAATTATCCTTCCATTGATTTTTAATTTCAACTTCAAATAATTCTACAGTATCTTTATTCTTAGAATGTATATCAAAATAAAAATTTTCTTGAGATTCAATATCAGTATAGCCTTCAGAATTTAAATAAATTATTAAAGCATCTTTAGCTCTAGCATCGTTTTGTATATAAGATGCTTTATTAAACCTTCTATTATTATGTCTTTTATTCATAGTAAAATCCTTTTAGTGAGTATCTGCCCAAGTTAATCCAATCTTAAACTCATTATCCATAGGGCATTTTAATTTAAGAATTTTTTCTGTCTCCTTCATAGCTTCTTTTGTAATCTGACAGAATCTATTTACATGATCCTTTCTAACTTCAAATTGATATTCATCATGTATAGAAGCTACAAGACGTACATCAAGTTTCGAATGGTGTACCTTTTTAATCATGGATACAAGCCAATGTTTACATATGATAGCCCCTGCTCCTTGAATTAAAGTATTAAGAGCTTTATGACTTGATCTCACACTTAGGGGTCTTCCGTCAAGTCCTTTTATTCTACCCTTTCTGGCAGTAATTTCTACATCAGACCTAAGATCTTTAAAAGAAGGTAGATTTCTCAGAAAAGAATCAATAAGTTTTTGTCCTTCTTCTTTAGATTTTTCTGATATCAATCCTATCTTTGCTGCTCCTGCACCATACATCATTGCATAGATAAATGTCTTTGCTTCATCTCTTGTTTTTAATCCAGCTTTCTTTTGGTTGTACGTGTGAATGTCTCCTTCTATAACTTCTTTTGTAAAAACTGGATCATTCATGTAATGAGCAAGACATCTTATTTCTAATTGAGATGCATCAGTTCCTACTAATACATACTTTGTAGGGTCGGATACTGTCCAACATTCTCTACATTCTTTACCATGTGGAGAATAAGATGCTGGAACTTGTGCCATATTAGGTGAATGATGTGCCATACGGCCTGTCACTGTCCTTAATGTCATAACTTTTCCATGTACTCTTCCTTCTTTATCTGCTAATTCTCTCCAAGAATTAATCTGAACTATTCGTTTTTGTAATAAAAGATATCGAGATATAAGTTTAGCTTCAGGAAGATCAATAGTATTTAAAACTTTTTCATCTACTATTACATTACCTTTTTCAGTATGTTTTGTAGGTTTCCATCCTAAAGTTTGTAAGCGTTCAGAAATTTGTTTTCTAGAAGCAGGATTAAATATTTCTATTTTATCTTGTAATCTTTTTCCTGTCTTATCTGAATATCTTTTATGTGTTATAGGAGGAAATACTTTTTGTAAACCATTCTCAATTTTACTTGTCTCATCCATAAACTTAGCTACTAACATACTTGCTTTCTTTTCATCAAGCATGAATCCATTTACTTCCTGTTGATCAATAATTGCTCTTACAGTATGTTCTAATTGTATAGCTTCTGTTGAGCATCCATACATATGAGAGCCTATATATTTTACTAGTTTATGTGTTATCTCCACATCTTGTTTACAATATTCCAACATCTCTGGAGAATACGTAGTGAAGTCTGTGTGATCCTGCTTGGGAGATTTGAATCTTTCTCCCCACGCTTCCAGGGAATGACCACCCTCAATTTCTGGATATAATAACTGAGAGAGTAGCAAAGTATCGGTGACTTTGGTGGGGGTGATTGACGTAATATTAAAGTTGTAAAGTATCCTAGCATCAAAACTTACTCCGTTGTGCATTATAAAATTATCTATTTGTTTAGAGAACTCAGGAAATTTTGTATAACATTCATCTTCGATAAAAGAATATACTTTATTTGACTTAATATCTTTAGCAACTATACAGTGTATAGCTTTAGCATTTTCTATGAGTCCATCTGTTTCAATATCTAAGATGCAACGCATATTATTACCCTTCTATATTAAATGGATTTTCCTCTTGATTCTGTTCTGTTTCAAAAGGATTAGATATTTCAGACATCCTACCAGTTTCTTTATTGTAATGCAAGTAGGTTGCAACTCCTGTATCACCTGTATATCTATTCTTTAAAATTCTTATTGTTGTTGTGTTTGCTAGACGTTCATCTTGTTCTTGTTGGTTTCTTTCTAAAGCTATTACAGAATCAGATAGATGAGCTATACTTTGAGATCCTCTTAAATGAGATAGAGAAACTTCTCTCCCATCTTCATGTCCACGATCACCTGTTGTTCTTCTTAAATGTGAAACAAGTAATAGTCCTACTTGTGTTTCCTCAACTAATGATCTTAGCTTTGTCATTAACAAATCAATACCTCTTCTTTCATCTCCCATATCTTCTTGTCCTGATACAAGTATAGATAAATGATCTAAGAATATCCATTTACAATCAAGAGCTTTAATCATATGCCTAATTCTATTAAGGATTTCATCATTACTGATAGAACCAAAATGATCAAAAGCATAGAAGCGTCCTGTACCAATAGTATTTTCTTCCCATGTTTTTAATTGGTCTTTAGAATATGTATCACGAACTTCTTTAATATATAATCTTGCATCTGCTTCTACAGACATAATATTAAATGCAGTATTTCTAATAGATTCTTCTAGTGCAAGTACACCTATATTATGATTCGTATTACTCATAAGATGATGCATTAGTTCTCGCATCATACTGGACTTACCCATACCTGCGCCACTGGTAAACGTGACAAGCTCACCTGTTCTCATTCCATAAAGTTTTTCATTCATTCCTACCCAAGGAAAAGCAACAGATTCACATTCAACATCTTTATATAAATCTTCACCTAAGTCTTTAAGATTTTTAATTCCCGCAGGAGTATATTCCTTGGCTTCCCACCACCTTGAAACAAAGGCTTGAGTTTGACCAGCAACTAGATACTCATTAGCATCTTTATAATCAAGACTAACTATTTTACATTTATGTGGTTCAAATAATACAGCTACTTTATCAGCAGCTTTCTTACCTGCTGCATCATTATCGAAACATAGAATAACATTCTCAAATGAATTAAGATATTCTAATTCTTGTTGACAATCTTTATGAGCTGATGCTGATCCATGTCTTACAGAAACTACAGGCCATTTCTCACCAAACATTTGATAAATTGATAGAGCATCTATCTCACCTTCAGTTACAGTAATATATTTACCTTTAGCAGAAAATAAATGTTGTCCAAACAATTGGGCTTTAGATGTATTACCTTCAACAAAGAATTTCTTTTCATCTACTTTTCTTATTTTATTTCCAATATGGTTTTTATCTTGATCATAATAAGGATAAATATGTTTATTATTTTTATCTGTAACTGTTACTCCAAATTTTCTACAAACTTCTTGTTTAATTCCTCTACCTTGTAAGGCACTATATTCTCCTTTTGTAAATACATTATTGATTACTCCTTGAATTGGTGCCTTTGTAACATTATTCTGAATCATTTCATTCCTTCCTGGTATAAAGTTTTCACATGAAAAACAATATTGATTTCCATCTTCATATAAAGAATTTGCATCACTTGATCCACATTGTTCACAAGCAATATGTTTTATAAATTTAGCTTTAGAATTATACATATCTATTTCCTTTAGATATTTACCAAGGGTTTGTTCTGTCGCCCAAAGGAAGAAAAGAACAAACCCTATTTATTTAGAATAATTAAGTAAGGATTTTCTATATTAAATGTTCTTATCAAACCTTGTCTATTTTCTAATTCTTTAATTAAAATATTTTTTGAATTTGATTGACAAACAATTTTTGATTCATAGTTATTTTTTAAAATTAAACTATATTTCATTTAAGAAATCTTTCTTTTTAAAGGTTTCATTTTCTTTTCACTCATTAATTCTTCCATTTCTTGTGAAGCATATTTCTTAGATTCCTTTTCGGAATATCCAGCACGTTGGTATTCAGCTACCAACTCTCTGTGCATTTTCTTTTGATCCTTCTTTCGCTTCTGGGAAGACATAATATTCACTTCTCCTTATAAAATATATGTTTACCTATTTGAAATGCTTTTATTTTCTGTGAAGCCCATGATGGATTAACGTATGTAGCGTGATAGTAAACTACATCTTCCATATTGTCAACTACAATTCCTTGCAATACTAGCATAGCAGCTTGTACTACTTTGGAGTATTCATATTCATTATTTATTCTTTCAGATTTACCATCACAATAGTAACTGAAAGCACATTTATTTCTAACAGGATTTCCCTTCCAATATTTACCATCATGTACTACATCACATATGTTATTAGGAAATTGAGGGGAGTCAACTCTACGCATAATAACTACACCAACTGCAACCTGTCCTAAAAAAGGTTCACCCCTTGCTTCAAAGTAAATAGCTTCAGATAAACATTTTTCTTGTTCACTAAGATTTTCTTCTATTAGTGTATAATCATTCCAATCTTCTTCAATTATCTGATTTGCATTAACTTCATTTGTATTTATATTTAAATAAAAATATATTCCTGTAGCTATAAGTATAGTTAAAATAAATAGTCCCCTCATGGTTCCCCCCAAGGTGATGTAACTGTTTCTAATTTTTCATGTGCAAGTTTATCAGCTTCTTCTTCAGTAAATCCTTCTTCAAGAAACTCTTCAAAGAATTTTTCTAACATCATTTCATTAAACATATTACTCATTTTAATTTCTCCATTGAGAATAATTCAAGTTGATTTTCATTTTCAATTACTTTAGATTCTAGATATTCAATTTGTTTATTTAAAAGTTCTATTTTGTTATACAAGTTATATATAGTTTTTGTCAATTCCGCATTATCTTTTTTCAATGCTTCATGTTCTTCTATCAACATATGAGGATGTGTGTTACCTGTCATCTCCTGATCCTCCTATTTTATTTCTTTCTGCTCTCGATTGTAATTTATTTAAATTTTCTAAAGCAATAGTAGATAGATTAAATCCTAAATCATCAGCTACTGCTGCTACATACCACAAGACATCTCCTAATTCTTTTGCTAACTTCCAGCGTATTTCAAATTCAATATTGTCTACTCCTTTAAAGCTTTCATCTCTTATAATTTTTTTTAATTTACCAGCTAATTCGCCAACCTCACTATTTAAACCTAATAAAGGATATAACAATTTAAAATCATCAGGATAGATAGCAGTTGTTTTAGCTTTCTTTTGATAAGTATCTAATTCCATTAATTACTACCTTTCTATTGATCCATAGTTTTGTATAATATATTTTTTACTAAAGTTATAAGCTGGTAGTCCCCATTGATCATGTATATCAGATAGGATATTATTCATAGTCCAACCATGCTTTACAGATTTTTTTCCTTCATCCATTTTGGTTTCAATATAAGATATTAATTCTTTAGTTGTAATAATTTCATTCATTATTTCACCATTGAGTAAAGAATATATCAGTTTTTTTACCGCCTAAAGAATAATATAAATGTAAATTATCTAGTATTTCATTTACTTCATCTAAAGATAATTTTTTTATATGTGATACGCCTGAAAATTTTTTTACATAGTCTATTTCCATTTCAGGAATCTCATGATATGATAAATAATTATGATATTTCATTATCAAATTACTCCTTTATTTTTTTCGGAAAGAAATCCCATGTAACTTCCACAGGTAAATTAAATAAAGTTATCATTTCTGATATCTTTCCATATTTATCTTGTATCTCTTTGAAATATTCTAAGACATCTTGTTTACAGTGTGGATTATAGCCCTCCTCCATCATTTCTTTTGCCATATCTTCTTCTCTTGGATTCCAAGGACCAGTCTCATAGAGTTTAATAATATTATCAGTCATAGTAGATCTACTCTAACATCATCTAACCAAAGCTGGTCAGGATGTTCATGGCAAAAAATTTCAGCATTGTCTTGGCGAAGATCTGCTGAACTAATAGGATCAATCTCTTCCCATTCAGAATCCTTTGTTCTTTTAACTCGTAGGGTATCCCACTTAACATACCAGTCTTCAACCGCATCAAGATCAATACCCAACTTTTTTAAATCCCATTCGGTTGATACTTCAT